GCGCGACACACGCGGCTTTACTGGAAACGGAATGTACTTAGTCGGCCACATCAGGGTGCAATCGTCACAACTTGATTCACGTATCGCATGGCGTTGTCATATGTATCGACTAGCGTAACCGTAAACCTGAACGTACCTGCAAGCGTAGGCGTACCAGTCAGTACGTTTTCGTCAAGCGTCAATCCGTCAGGAAGTTCACCACTCACTGTCCATGTTGCGCCGCCAGCGATACCCGCCGCAGTCAACGCACTGGAATAGGCAACACCAACTTGCCCATCAGCAAAGTTTCCTGAGAGCGATAGCGGTGTGTGCGCTGGTATGCTGTACGGTCCCCATGTCTCCGGTCGCCGCTGCTCATTTGGGGCTGCCTCTACCAGAAACATTAGATTATCGGTCACTCGCCAACCAGACAGTTTATTTGGCTGGCGCGACGTACCTATGGGTACTCCAGTTGAATACGGAGTTCGCACAGTCACTTTGCAAGGTGAGTTTGCGCCATCCACTTTCGTAGTAAACTCAAATTGCGGACGGTAAGTTCCACTAGGAGCGTACCCAGTAGGGTTAGCCCCAACATTCTGCCAAGTTTCCACTTCAACCAACCGCATGGGTGGATTCCCACCAAAAAGAGGGACAAGCGCTGCCGGATTAACCGGCAGATGCTTTGTAGTACTACCAGCGCTAGTGAGGGTACCAATGTCAGCCAACAGTAGAACAGGTCGTCCACTAATTGGAGCACGAAATGCAATATCCCCAAGATCAGCCATTAGGGTAGATCCTCTTGGTCATTTGTCATCCAGCCTATATAAGTGCTGCCGGTACGAGCTAATTCAAAAGTCGCCGCACCTGCCGAAAAAGTATCACCGGTGTACACCCCAGATGTATCACCAATTGCTACACCATCAGTTGTCGGAAACTGGTAGAAATATGGGATCCAACCACGCAGAATAGGTAGTGAACTAGATGACGATGTACCTGTGTATATAAGCGTGGGGAAGATAGGAACTTTTCCACCCCAGTCAGCGATGAGATTGCCGTTAGAGTTAGTGTAATGATGTTTACGTGTAGAAGCGGGGACTGAAAACAAGCTCAACGTCTTCGTCGCATACGCGTATCCGCCAAAATATACACTGGTATGTGGGTTACTTCCTTCATAAAAATTTTCCGCTCCTGAACCGGTAGGGTATACCGAATAGCGAGTCCCCATTAACACACATAGCCCCGGATCTGCCGGATCCAAAGTTGGAATATCCCCTACACAAAGTCCTCCAGTAGCCGATGGCTGCCAATACGCAGAATCCAGTCGAAGTAAAAAGAAGCGGTCAGTCCGGATAGCGTGCCATCCATAGTGGTAGCTGACATCAGCGGTAGCACTGGAAGCTATTTGGCAAAGAACATAGCCAAGACTACCATTAGCCTCCTGTGCAGGAGTAGGGAAAGTCTGCCCACCTACTGTGGCAGTAAGCCGCGAATAGATATTAGAAGCAGTGCGAATATCATCGTACACATTAAGCGTAACCTGACTTCCGCCGGGAGCCGTGTACGCCGCTTGGTTCGTACCAAGAACAGTTTTTGTCCACGGCGACGGGCCGTTATTTACCAGCACGTAGTCGAGTAGGTTGATTAACTGTCCAGCAGCGTAGCTCAACTTACCCGGAGCGCCACCGCCCTGTCGCCAGTTAGCAGCGTAGTAACCCGTCGTCATGTCTGGTAATCCTTTTCAAGATTGAACACTGTCTGCGAATTGCTGTACGGCTCATCAAGATTCCATGTAGCAACCGCGACTTCAAGTCCACCGTCGCCAAAGTTGGACCATATCGGAATCCACTCCACACCATCCCAGCGCCAGCCACGCAACCGCGACCAGCCACCGTACACGGCACGCTTGTAGCGCGTTAGCTCAACCCACTGCGTACCGTCGTATCTCCAAGCTGGCATACATCACCAGAACCAGAGATCGTTCAATTGTGGATTCACAGGAGCCGTCGATTGGATAAACACCCGCAGCGTTGTTGACACAGTGACATCATCGGCGTTCTGCGTAACAGTGACGCCAGTTCCGCCAACAATGCTGCGAAGCTGCGCAGTGTCCGTTCCAAGCTCGTCTACTGTCTGCTTGTATACCCCTGCACCAGTTCCGATATTGCTCAGTGTGTACGGCACGCCAGTTCCGACGACGCCCGCCGTAAAGCCGGTAAGGAACGAACAACGCCACTTCAGCGCTGTGTCATCCCACTGGCAACTGATCATGTCAGTCGCATAGGCTTCCGTGGAAAGCGTCGGGATGCCGTTGAAGAACGTCCAGTCGCCGCCCCAAGTAACCGTACGCCCACCAGTTGCATCCTGCTTGATCAGGACGTTGATCGTCTGCCCCTTGATCGGATTGATCGGGCTGGCAATCGTCGCGTTCTGCGTCAACACGATCTCAAAGACATTGGATTCTTCGCAGTCGATGGTGAACACACCCGCGACCAACGGCACTATGAACCCTTCGGTGCCCTTGCCTGCTGCGTGCTGGCCGGGATACCGGAATCGGTCGTAGGCGTAGGCACCAACGTCGGGGTTGAGCGCCTTGTTGTCGAGGATGCCCTCGTCAGTTTCCTGACGGGTAGCGAACTCGATGTCGGCTCCACCGCCGCCAGCGATCAAGATCTCGGTTGCAGTCTGCGTGATGACAGTCCCGTCCACGCCTACCAGCGTGCGGAACTTGTGTTCACGCGGGGCAATCTCCTGATCTGTGCTTTCGTAGACCTCGGCCCCCGTACCGAGATTCACACCGACGTAGGGAACCCCTGCCACACCGTCAGGTGCCGGGCAGGTGTAGATCTCTACGAGCGTCTGGTCACAGGTTTTCTTGACGATGACTGGCATGGTCAGCTTACCGCTGCAATGTAGTCTTGATGAACGCCCACTTGTATGGACACGATGTTCGTCGTGCCGTACGCATTGATCGTCTCATCAAATTCCCCGCGTACGACGAGTGTCACGCACGGTTCGGGATAGACAAGTATCTCGACGTAGCACTTCATGTCGGCACCGTCACTTCAGGCGAGACGGTGACAGCACCCTCCAGCAGCCGCACAACGGCTCCCGAAGTGTTGTGTACCATCTCGATGTCGTACACACCACGCTTCCATGTCCACTGACTGGACTGCCCACCCGGGATCAGCAATGCGAAGATGCCTTCCTCGGGCGTGACCTTGACGAGAAACCCGTTGGCTGACGAGGCTTCGAAGTACAGCGTAGTGGAACCGGGTGACGGACGCACTTGCATCCGCAGCGAATAGTCAGTGAGATCTACTGCCGCAGGCGGCGGAAGGACGGCATCAGGATCGTTGCAACACTCGCCCGGCTGAGTCTTCCAGACGAACGTCGTGATGAAGTCCGACCCCTGCTCTACCGTGAAGTCGTACGTACCAGCGGACATTGCGCCTCCTACAGCAGCAGATAGTCGAGGTCAGCGATGTCTCGCAGTGTCTGCGCCGTGAACCTGTTTTCCAGCAGGCTGCCCGCGATGAACGGAACACCTGTCGTACCCTCGGCACCACGCTCGACAGTGAGCGTATCATCCGTCCGCGCCGTGACCTTGATGATCTCCATGTCGCCCGCGATATTGGTCAGCGTGGCGTAGAAGTACTCACCCACACCAATGGTGGGCAAGCTCGCTCCTGTGCCAGTAGCCACGACGACGGTCGTGTCGTCAGCGTCGATGGAGACGGCAATCGTGGTGAAGGAGTTGTTCTTGAACTGGACGCTCATGGTGCCCTCATCCGAAAGGTTGGGCGCGAGCGACCAGCGTGCCACGGGCGTTGCCCAAGTTGGCCCGCGCCCGCCGCTCCGTTACGTGGAACAAATACTGCTTCGCATGATACGCAGAAAGTTCTTTCTCGTGCCATGCCGTATTGGGCAGCGCATACAGGTACTGCAACGCACCGTGTACGACAGTATCTTCTATGTCGTTGAGCGCCGTCTCCTCCATCCCCGTCGCCGTACGCTTCGGTTTCAGCGCTACCCACATCCGGACGGTGTACGGAACGTCGTCAGGCAGCGGCAGGAGAACGAACTTGTCAGGCGTGACCTGAGTGAACGACTGCGGCGTGGATGCCTTCTCCACGATCTCCGGCGGCATCTGATACAGCGAGCCGGGGTTGTACAGATCCTCGTTGTACTCGGACTGCCCGACGAGCGTCTGGTTGGTCAGCGCCCACGGATCGTTGCCACTGTAGAGGTCGGCCCATTCCGGGTAAGCGGCAATCGCCTGATCCAGCGTCAGGATCTCCACCGGGCGGTCGTTGATGACCACACCAAACACGGCATGGACATCCGAGTTCGCTGGCTTGTCGTAGTAGTACTCGTGGACACCGGGCAGCAGCGAGAACTTCGGCACCTCGTACCGCCATGCCAGTGAGCGTTCGCAAGCGCGGATCGCGGCATCACGAACATACTGCAGAATGGTGGGGTACGGACAACCTTGGACGGCAGTCTGCACCCGGTTGACGACAGAAGCGAATGTGCGGTCCATTACATCACCTCGGGCCGCTTGGGATCATCGCCAGCCTTCAGGCCACCCGACTCGGTGTCCGTCACCAGACGCGTCTGCAGGCCCACCTGAAGCTGCTGCAGGAACATCTCCTGTGCCAGCTTCGCTCGCCCGCTGTTCACATGCTCGTTGTCGATGGACTCGGCTACATAGACTGTGCCGTCCACGAGGGCTGCGAAGTAAGACGCAGGCAGCACCTGAATCTCCTCCTCCAGCGCGTACGCCGGGGGGATCTGGACGTACTCGCCCAGCACCTTGCAGCATGTTGACGGACGCGGGTAGACGAAAAACTTGTTGGGGTTGCGGATGTGCCGCATGAAGTTGACTGGAGTCCCCGGCCCGTCCTTGATCCACGACGGATAGTTCTGATCGAACACATCGCGGGAAACTTCCTGCACGGCGTTCTCGCCTACGACGTTGAAGATCTCCACCAGTCGCTGGGAATCAGCCGGGCAGGACTGCAGCACAGTCTCGGGAACGAGCGCCCACTCCTCGATAACCGAAAACAAGTCCGGACGCAGCACTGCCATGCGAGTCAGCGTCTGGTTCACGAACGTCAGCATGTCGGTATCGGAGTACCGATAGAAGCCGACGCGTGTATCCTGAATCGCTACCCGCGCAGCATTGATGACATCCAAGGGGGTCATTTCGGCCACTTCCTCGCAGCGTCAGCCGCCAACTCCGGTGGAGTATGAATCGGCGGCTCGGGAATGTCAGCAGTGGACAAATCGAGCGCCGCCTTACGGTGGCCTCTCGCAGCCTTGACCGCCTCGACCACCTCCTGCGACGGAAGCACATCCTCCTCCTCGACAACCTCACACTCGGGATTCTTGGCCAGAATCTCGTTGTAGCCGTAGATGAAGCCGTCTTTCTTGACGCGGATGTATCGCTTACCCATCAGGCGACCACTCCCTTGATGACGGCGAAGTTGAGCGTCAGCGCTTCAGCCAACGCACCGCCGCTGCCGTTGACCACTGTCACGTTGAACGACCCTGCCGCAACCGCATCGACCCTGACAGCGTACTGACCAGCCGTACCACCAGAGGCACGATGGACGACGACCACATCATTTGCCCCAACTAGGCTGTTGGTGACTGTGAATGTCGCCCCCGTATTGGCAGCCAGACTTTCGTCATGGGTGACGATCTGTCCAACCAACTTGTTGAGCGTGACGCCCGTGGACTTACTCGTAAGCTGCGTCTCGGTGCCACCTGCACCAGTGGCGTAACCCAGTTCGGCAGTCGCCTTGACGTTCGTACCCGTGACGGCTGCCGGGGTGGTAGCACCAACCGTCGTCGCATCGACTGCGCCGCCATTGATATCCGCCGTGCTGATGACGACGGAGCCAGTGCCCTTCGGCGTCAACGTGATACTGATATCGGCGTCAGTACCGTCCGCAGCCAGCGTCGTACCCGCGAGCGTGACACCTGCCGCAGCGACATTGGTATCGAACGTCGTGCCAAGCAGTGTCGTGCCAAGCAACGTCGGCACCACTACCTGACCAGTGCCGTTGGGCGTGATGTTGATGTTGCCGTTGGCGTCCGTCGAAGCAATCAAGTTGGCGTTGAAGCTCAGATTGCCGATGTTCGTGACGCCCGTACCATCTGGTGCAATGGTAATGCTGCCGTTTACATCAACCGCTGACAGCGTATTGCCGTTCAGCCGCAGATTGCCGCCGTTAACCGTCGTGCCAGTGACCGTCGTGGACTCAAGCAACGTCATCCCGGTGATTGAACCGGAGAACGTAATACCCGAAATCGTGCCGCCCGTGATGGCAACTGCACTGGCGTTCTGTGTAGCCATTGTGCCGAGGCCAAGATTGGTCCGGGCACCTGCGGCATCCGACGCACCTGTGCCGCCGTCGATGACTGCCAGATCAGTGATGTTGCTGATCACACCGCCAAGGACGTTCACTTTGGCGATAGTCACTGATCCCGTACCATTGGGCGTAAGGAACAGATCTCCGTTGGTGTTGTTGGTCGAAATCGTGTTGCCGTCGAACTTGATGTTCTCGACGGATGCCGAAATCGTACCCAGCTTGAGTGCCGTAGGCGTACCTGTACCGCTGTAAACCGTCTTTTCGATGGCCGTAGGGCCACCGTCAACGTGCAGTAGCTGGTTGTACGTCTGGTCTACAAAACTACCAGTTAGATTGCTGCTCATGGCGTGTAGGGTCCAATGGCCACCCAGTAGCCGATGTGTACGTTACTGCCGCTCGACGTTTCGTCGAAGTACATATTGGCACCGGAGGCTGTGATGGCAGACACAAAGTTGCTGCCCGACGACGCGCCGCCTGTGCTGCGCTCCGTCATGCCGACAACAACATACGGTGGTGCCGAAAATACCTGCCCAAACGTCACTGAACGACTGTAAGTCGCCGCTTGTGACTTACCCCACTGGATCATCAGTCCATTGCTGAACTTGAGATACCCATTCTGCGCCAGTGAAGCTTCGACAATGTTGACGATGCCAAGCGCGGCTAACACTCCGGAAACCGTAGTAGCCCCGGTGCCGCCTTGCAGGATACTGAGCGGTGTCGTAAGCCCGCTCAGCGAAGTAATATCGCTGTTTGCACCCGAAGCCGCCGCACCCAACGCAGTCCGCGCCGCTGGTGCAGTGATGGCGCTGGTGCCGCCTTGCGCAATACTGAGCGGCGTCGTCAGGCCGGTCAGTTCAGTGATGTCGCTGTTTACCCCGGAAGCAGCCGCTCCGAGATTTGTCCGGGCAGTCGGCCCGTCAATTGCACCTGTACCGCCATCAACGACAGGCAGCGGCGCTACGAGCGTGTTGAGCGTGACGCCGGTAATCGAGCCGCCAGTAATGGCGACGGCATCTGCATTCTGCGTTCCCAGCGTACCGACTACGGGAGCCGCAGGTAGGTCATTCACAAGACCCGCTGCAAGTTCAGCGCGGGTGATGCGCTTCGTCGTGTCGAGGTCGGCGTCGTAGATCAGCAGGGAATCGCCCGCGACTGATCCAGCGCCGGTCAGCGTCGGAAGCTCCGGAATCCGTTTTGCGGGCATCGCAATCTCCTCGGAAAAAGGGGGGCCGAAGCCCCCCTTCGACTACGTGTTGTAGATCAAGAGCAAGGGGGCCGAAGCCCCCCAACCCTTAACCGAGGTCGGCCAGAATCGCAAACGCACGAACCACGGCGTTCGTCGGAGCCGCCGTGCCAATCGTGATGTCCAGCGTGTCTTCAGCCGTGTACGTGACCGGCGCGGCCAGCGCATTGGACTCAAGGCCCAGTGCGTTGATCGGCAGGGCAGTCGTGCCGTTGGTGAGGTCAAGCGTACCCGTCGTGTTGACGGTTTCCGCCTGCAGCACCTCAAGGCCAGCGGCCAGCAGCACAGAGCCTGCCGGAACCCGCAGAACCTCCAGCGTGTCGAGTGCCGCCAGCGGGGTAGCGCTGGCAGCCGCACGAGCCGCGACGATCTGAGCGAAGTCGAGGACGACTTCCTGACGAACCACAACCGACGCCGCATTCTTCGCGTCGAACCCAGCAACGCCCTTGTTGAACCCAAGGGTATCAGTGTAAGCAGCCATGAAAAATACTCCCTTGAGTCTGGATTAGAACGAGACGACGCCGACAGCGAGGGCTTCCGGCTTCACGACCTTGTAGCCGTACACCTGCAGACCACGGATGATGTTGCCGAAGGTGGACTCGGCACGCAGCGTCTCCATGTTGGTCATCTGCGAGGCGAACGTGAAGCCCATCTTGTGACCGGCGATGACGCTGTACTCAGCGCCGTTCCGGTACAGGTTGTGGCTGACGTACAGCGTGAAGCGGTCGATCATGCCCAGCCGACCATTGCGCAGGACCGAGGTGCCGTCGCCCGAGAGCGAAGCGTCCTTCAGTTCCGACTTCTTGATCAGGTTGGCCATCTTCGCCGGGATGACGAGGAAGCGACCCGACTCCGGGGCATTCGCTTCGTCCAGCACCGTACCCATGTCCACGATGAAGTCGGTGACACTGTACTTATTGTTAACGTCCGCGCCCGTGCCCGCGCCCGTGCCGACCTGACCCAAGAACTGCGGGGTGCCGGTCACGCCGAGGTCGAACGACCCCGACTGCTCACCAGCCGTCAGCCCCTTGTTGAAGGCACCCACGCCCGGCAGGAGGTCAACCAGCACGCGCTGGTCGATCTTGATCTTCATCTTCTCGGACGCGTCCTTCGACCATGTGTCCATCATGGCGATGTCGGACTGCACCTTGTCGATGTCGTCTTCGACGCAGGCGAAGTACTCGCCCTTGTCGATGAGCAACTGGATCTTCGGCTTGTCCGGGGTCTCGACCTGAAGGGTCTGACCCTTGACGTACTCGCGGATCGTCACTTCCGGCGACGTACGGATGTTCACCGTGTCACCGTACTGCTTGATCTCGCCTTCGTAGTCGGTGTTCGAAATGGCCGACAGGACGGTGGCGTCGTAGAAATTCTCGATCAGCTTCCCCGACCAGATCTCGGGGATGAAATTGCCGCTGTAATTCGGGCGGCCAGAAACAACAGGGTAAGCCATGATAGGTCTCCGTTAATCAGGCATTTGCTTGGATGCGATTCTCACGCTGTGCAGCGAAGATATCGCGCTCGATTCGATCACGCTCTGCTTCCCGGCCCTTGAACTTCCCTTGGCGGACTTTGTTGAAGAAGTCCTGAATTTCCTCGGGAGTCCACATCTTGCCCTTGGACTGCGCCGGGTTTCCGGCGCTCTTTGAGCGACCGGGAGCAACCTGACGTTCCAACTCGGAGGATGCAGAAGCGCGACCATTGGATTGAGCAACGGTGCCCTGCCCAGTTCGTTCAAGCCATGCACGGAAGAAGTTGGCAACGCGCTGGGCGTCGAGCGCCCGCTGTGCGTCTTCAAGGTACGTCTGACGCGTGATGCCAGTCAGCGGGTCGGCCTCCAACAGCCACGACTGGAAGTCGGGGCTATCATTGATCTCTCGCCAATTGGACACGGCGTCCGACAATCCAGCCCAAAACGCCTGCTCAGCCGACACCGCCTGACGATGCGCCACCTGTTGAACCTGTGGCACCACGTTGGTCTGCATCTGCTGGAGGAAGCCCTCAATGGCTGACAGCCGCTGGAAGATGGGTGACATCTCCTCACGACTGACTTTGCGCATCACATCAAGCGACTCGCCGTACTCCTCAACATCCTTTTCGGAGATGAGTTTGGACGGTGCCTGCTCGGTGGGCTTCTGCGGTTGCGCCGACTGCATCGACGCAAGCAGTTGTTCAAGCTGTTGAAGTCGCCCGTTGAGTTCCCGATTCTGCTGGTGCAGACGCGGAACCTCTGCGTTGTACATGCCCTGCAGCGTCTTGTACTTCTGCAGGACAGTTTCTTCCGGGGGCTTGTCACCCTGCGGCTGCTGCTCAACAGCCGGAGGAGGAGCATCTTGACTCGCAGGCTGCGCGTCGGCAGCGGGCGCAGAACCACCATCTGCAGGCGGCGCGTCACCATCAGGCTTATCGCCATCAGGTTGATCATCGGCCATCTGCTTGTACAGTTCCTGCACTGCCTCGGACTGCTTACGAATCTGCTCGGGAAGGGCCATGTTGAACGCTCCTATCGGTATGCGTGATTAACGGCTGCTGCTCTACAGCTTTGCCGCCATTACAGGGAACTCGCGGAGAAGCTTCACAAGCTCCCCCCACACTTGGCAGCGTCCCTGAAACACTGCCGCGTTGTTGATCGCGTTAGGTAGATGTTCCAACTCACGACGGTATTCGTTCTCCAGCCACTCCAGAGCTTCTGGATGCTGACGAATGAACAGGCCGAAAGCCTTAATCACCTGTGGGTCTGGCTTGATCATCAGGCCATCCCACTTACGCGACTGCTGACCGTGTTGCCGTCCATCCCGCCTTTGGGAGAGCCATCAGGCTGCGTCGGAACCGGCCCGGCCTGCTGCTGCGGCTGTGCCGCTGCGAGCATGGCCTGTTGCCTGCCCTGATACGCTGCCTTCTCCCGAGACGGGACAACGTCTTCCACGTTCATCTGCAACCCCTTGGCCACTTCGCGCAGAATCGCGGCGCGGCCTTCCTGACCAATGATCGGCATGTCGAACTCATTGGCGGTTGCGTTCAGGAACTCGATGCGGCGCACGTTGACGGTCTCCTTAACCGCGAGGTTGATGGCACCCTTGGCCACCACTTCAACGTCGCCCTTGATGCTTTCATCCTCGTCGTAGCGCATGTTGTAGATGAACTGGCGCGTGACGACGGGTTTCACTACGTCCATGTCGATGTGCATGATGACTTGGCGGATGCTCTTGCCCGCCGCGCCCATCAGCATCGACAGACCCGACGAGGTGCGCCCTGCGCCCTGTACGTCGGTGTCGCCGTAGATGTAGGCCGGGATGCCCGACTGATCGTCAGCCAGACGGCTGAACTTCTCGTAGACACCCATCAGTTCCGCAGCACGCGAATCAGGCTGCGTGAACCGGATCGCAGGCGCACTCGACCCTGCCGGGTCATTCAGCACCTGCCAGATCTTCCACGGGGTAAGCTGGGTCACATCCTCGTTGGGCGGCAGACGCTCAAGGTTGACCTCAACCTGCGGCCCCGATGCGATACCCATGTTGTTGACGAGCGCACGCGCAGCGGCGTTACAGACGCCCTGCAGATCCTCGATGATCTTCGGGATGCCCTTGCCCCAAAACGCGCCGGGGCACTTGATGAACGAGGTCTTGGCGTACGGCTTCTCGCCCAGCGGGTCGTAGTTCAACACCGCCTTGATGACGTAGTTGCCGACCACCCACACATTGGCGTCGTACTCCTTCGCCTCGTCGGGGACTTCCTCGGAGGTCAGCCCCCACTCGATCAGCATCTTGCCGCTGACCTTGCCCCAAAATTCCAGCGTGTCGTAAACCTCGGTCGGGCGGCGCTCAGTGTAGAACTTGCGCTCGGCCTCATCCTTGCTGGGATTCAGCGAGGTGTTGACCCATGACTGGCCGTTGCCGATGTCCAGCACGGCACGGATGGCATCATCGTCGTAGCCGGGGACGCCGATCAGATCAGCCAGATCCATCCGGGTGAGCGGATGATGCTCGAAAAGATATCCGTCTTTGATGTCCGTGACGCCCGGCTCAGGGTAGATCCGGAACGGATCCACACGCTCGTATTCCGGTCCCAGCCGCTCGATGGGATCCACCACCGTCTGGCCCGAGGGCAGCGTTTTCCAGCCCAGCGCCCGCTGGCGGCGAACAATCGGCCCCTTCACGAACGCGGCAGGGTAGGTGACGAGATCAGTGATGAAGTCGTTGAACGCGTGTTCCCACCCGCCCTGCGCGAACTGATCCTCGATCTTGGTGGTCATCTTGTCGGCTTTGGCCTGCGCCGCCTGCAAGATGGAGAAGCGGTAGTCCTGTGCGACCATCTCCTCCATCTCGGCCATCTCTGCCTTGGTCGGTGCGCGTCCGTCGATCTGGACGATGCTCAGCACCTTCTCTGCGAAAACCTGCTGGATTTCCCGCTCTTGGGTGGGGGACAGTTCAGGAATCGGAGTAGCGCATAGGCTCCACGGGGGCATCCCGCTGTCGAGCAAAATGTCGCGCAGCCATGACTCGGCTGCCCGGCACTTTACCTCCGTGATCATCATGTAGATCTCGGAGCCGCCCTGCTTACGGATCAGACTGAGCTTGTCAGGTTCGTATTCGCCGTTGCGTTGCCGCAGCGCCTTCAGCATCTCGTCTTCGATGGGCTTCTTGGCAATGAGCGCCGCATCCCAGCACTGACGCAGATAGCTGACCAGCCCGAGGATTACAGGCTGATTCTGCCGCTCGTCCAACGCACGCTGCTCAGCTTGCTCCTGTGCAGCAAGCTGATCGTTGTTGATCACTCGGAGAAATTGCAGTCCGGCCATTGGACTGCTTTCTAACAGGAAGTTGGTGTGTGTCAAGTCCAGCTAGAAAAAAGCCCCGGCGGGTTAGGCCGGGGCCAAGCTAGGTGACAACCAAAAAGGGAAGAACCACTCGATGAACAACGGGATGGATGGTCTAGGTCCACCCGCCAGCGCTAATCTGCCTGACTTCACGACGTTGCGCAAGCTGGCTTCCACCGCCCGCTGTGATGTGAAGCATGAGATACTGCAGGGCTTCGGCAATGTGTGAATGGCGGTTCTTGTCGATGGCAAGCTCCTCCTTCGGCTTGTAGCGGTATCCACCCATCATCGCAGCCTTCAACGCTGTGCAGCGCGGATCCATCAGGAACGCTGGATCGCCGTCCACCTGCCGCATCAGGTACTCGTCCACCGCGTTGATGCGTGCCGAGATGCTGTTGGTCTTGGCCGGGATGACTTTCAACCCTTCGTTCTTGATGATGTCCACCGCGCTGCGCTCGTCGGTCTGCGCCCGCTGCAAGCCCGCAGGATCCACGACGACGAGGATGGGCGTGCCGCCGAAGCGCTCGTAGATCTTCGGCTTCAGCAGCGTGCGGATGAAGCGCTGGATGCCCATGTCGTAGCTCACGACTTCATCCAGCACCAGTGCGCGACCACGCGGATCGTTCTGCCCGATGACGGCAGCAGGCGTCAGGCCCAAGTCCATTCCAACAACGAGCGGGCGGATCCCGTTAGCGATGTGTCGTAGCGGACCCTTGGCGATGTGATAGTCAGTCCGGAAGTACTTGTATACCGGCTGTCCGCTAGACGACAGGCCGTACTCCCCGTCAATGTAGACGCGGATGTACTCGTCGCTGCGGCCCTGCGTGTCGTAGTAGCCTTCCGGCAGGTTCTCGATGTTCTCGGCATAGGGACTCCGACCCGAGGGCTGCTTGAACACTTCCCAGCCGTTGTCGTTCGGTGACACCCCGTCCTTCGGGTCGAGGTGTTCCATCTGGTAGTACCACCAGCTATCCATCGTCGGCGGGTTGGTGTCGCCCCACATCCCGAACCATGTCGGGCCTCCGTCCTTCGCGGACGGGAAGCGCCCGATGCGCTTGGACATCGCGTCGATGATTTCCGGGTGGATGTCACGGCACTCGTTGAACCAAGCGCCCGTGAGTTCCAGCGAGTTCAGGTTGGCTACGTCGTCCGCGTCGTCCAGCGCACGGAACATGACCTCGCATTCCACATCGCCCACGCTGAAGAAGTACGTCTTGGTCGTCCGCATGAAATTCCCGCACGGGCCGGGCGGGAACCAGTCGAGGAACGTCTTGATCGTCGTGTCCTGCAACTGGCGTGCAGTCTCGCGGACGACCGCGAAGCGGGTACGGCGCTTGCCCGTCTGCCCCGGCTGCTGCTGGCTGGCGCGACGGACGATTTCGAACGACGACCCTACCGACTTGCCGGAGCCGACCGGCCCCATGATGACGCGCATCTTCGCGTCGGACGCCATGAAGCGTTCGACAGTCGGCGGCGGGGTGTAGTTGATGTCAAGTGCCATTGCCCACCAGCATGACGATCAGTTCGCGGCCCCGCGTGCGCTTGGCCTTGCGAATCTTGGTCGTGTACGAAAGCCCCTGCGATTTCAGGGTCATCGTGAAGTTGTTGAACGCCACCGAGTTGTCGAATACGGCTGCCGGGTAGCCATCATGCTGCGTCGTGAACCGGGCCTTCAAGCTCTGCAAAAGGTTCGTGTTCGATGACTCTGGCATCTTCCGGCCTGTTTCCAAGGTTGATGGTGATGCGAACGCCGCCCGAGGCTTCGCCTGCATTGGCGCTCACCTTCGGCTCCAGATCGCCCCACTTGACGGTGGACTTGATCAGGTCGGCTTTGACGGCAGGGGACACGGCTGGATCGTGGATCAGCAGCCATGAGGTGGTCAGCAGTTCTTCCGCCTGCGCACGCGCCTTCATGCGGAAGGTCATGCCCTTGTCGCGGATCTCACCCCGGTAGTGATCGACTTTCCTGAGAAACAACGGATCGGCATTGAACTCAAGAACATCTTGTGCCGTGATCCGGTGCCGCTGCATCAGATCCTGCATCGACTCGCCCGACCCTTCAAGGGTGAGCGCAACGTCGAACGCCAGTCGGTCGGACCACCTGACTGCGCGGCTGATCAGCGGGCTGCTATCCATGCGCGGAAGGTAGCGGATTACGATCTGCGGTACAACTTCCCCGGCCTGCGCCGGGCAAACTTCCCGATGGGGGAGTCGTAGTCGCGGACGTAGCCGTTCAGGTCGCCGTGGGACATCTCGGCCAGAAGCTGCTCGACGTTGCGCCGGGTCTCGATGGAGTGTCCCGACCAGTCAGCCCCCTGTGTATATCGCCATTGCGGTTCGCGTCGTTTGTACATACCGAGGTGGCCCCCGCCGACCATAGGGCAAAAAGATCCGGGTCAAATTCCCACGCAGGCACAGGGGGATTGGCCAACGTGCAACCTTGCCAGAAGATCCTGTCGGCGGGGGCCGGTCAACTCAGCCCGTCGTCCACTCGCACTTCGTGATGAGCATCGAGGACTTCGGATTGCGGTACAACTCGACGTTCTCGCGGTCGATGCCGTAGTAGGTGCCCCTATCCGTCACGAACTCGTAGTCGATGCACGGTGCGCCCAGTGCGACGGTGCCGACATCACGCCCGAGGCGGATCGTGCCGTCAGGCCGGATGCCGTTCATCTCGTAGGCCACGGTGATGGTCGCGCTCAGCACGGGCGGGTTCGGCTTGACGTTCACAGTCACGGAGGCGCTGGTCGAAGCCGAAGGCAGGACGATGGTGTTGTTGACCGTGCCGGAGAGGTCGGAGCGGATGCCCTCGGTGTTGAACGCCTTGGCCGCGTAGTAGCGCGGACCCACCGGCAGGCCGGTGATGGTGTAGCTGGTCGCCGCTTTGTTGTTGAGGATGATCGGCGTGGCCGTGGACACGCCCGCCGCCGTGGTCGCGTGCAGCAGTTCGAACCCCGCCAAGGAGCCGGTGCCCGTTGCCGGGATGTTGCTGCCGTCCGTGTTCTGCGTAGGCGCAGTCCACGACAGGGTGGCCGAGCCGGTGCTGGCACCACAGGTCAGTGTGAAGGTCTGGTTCGCCGTCAGACCCGTGACCGTCTGCGTACCCGAAGTGGCCTTGGTGCCAGTCCAGCCACCCGAAGCGGTGCAGGACTGAGACTCGGTCGAACTCCAAGTCAGCGTGACCGACAAGGGGCTGATGCCTGTCGTCGGGTTGGCCGTCAGCGTGACGGTGGGGGCGGCATTGGCCTTGACGCAAGTGAAAATGGCCAGTCCGAGGACAATGAGGCCCGCACAGAAGGCCCGAAAATTAGGGGTCATAACGGCTCCAGATCGTAGCTGTGTGGAGGTTGAGAGTCGGGAAGTCTTATGCCTGAGACGGCGGGGAGGGTCAAGTGTATAAGGAAACTATACACGTTGGAAAAATGGGCTGTGCTATGAGGGGGATACTACAAATAGGGGGGGCCTGCGAAAACGCAATCCATGTGCCCCCCCTCCGGCCTCCGGCGCGTCCGCCGCGCTCGCGCAATCGCGCCAGCGATCCGCCCGGATCGCCCGAGAATCCGCCCCAAACTTTACCTTTTTTACACTCGTGCTAGGTTGGAATCGTCG